GCGATCTCCATGGCTTGAGCTTTTTCGAGGTTGGCCTCCTTGCTTGCGGCGTCCATTGCCAATTTCAGCTTGCGTTCAGCGTGGAGTTTTAACTTGCGCTCCTTCCAGTCTGCTGTTTCTTTATTGATGACCCCCGTGACTGCATCATCTCGGGAGGTTTTGGGGTCAAACAAAGAGGAGAGAACTGCTTGATATTGTCGAGCACTATGAGACGCGGCAGCGAAAGCCCTTAGTGCTCCAACCTGTAACCGCTTCGAGAAGGTCCCCCAGGCGGTGTCCGCCTGTTCTAGTTTGATGATGTAGTCATCAGACATCACCCTGCCCTGCTCCTTGATTCTTTCCGTGACCACGTCGAAGCCGTTGTGGGCCAAGTCCTCCATCGTCGTGCGAAGCGCGAACGCTCCACGCTTCCCAAGGATGTCCATGACGGCGGCCCAGTTTTTAGTCTCCACGGCCCCTTTTGATACTTCCACAAGGAGGTCCGTTAAAGAGGGACGGAGCCGGTCTGTTTCGATTCCAAGTGCGGCAAATGCGTCCTTCTGAGTAGACAGGCCGCGCTTGGCATCGGCCCACGCTTTATCCAGGGAGCCGACGGCTTTCTGGACGTTGGCCGTGGTCGCGCCGTTGTCTTTGGCTACTGCTTCCAACACTTGAAACGCCTCTGAGGTGAGACCAATAGAGTCGGCCATGTGTTTTATGTCTGCCGCTGTGGAGAGTATATTTCTCGAAAAGGCGACGAGGCCCGTCAATGCCACGCCGATTCCGACAGCCACAGCTTTGAAATTGGCAACAGCGGAGGCTTTAAAGTTCGCCACCCTGTTCTTTGATGCTGCGAGCTTGCTGTTGAACTTCTCGGTCAGGAGGTCAAGTTGTGCGGTAATTTTAGCTTTGGCCATTTTCTTCCCTTTTGCTCTTCTCGTAGTTCGCTAGGAGACTCTTCTCCGCGTCCACTTCTTGCTGTGACTTCAACACCTTACTGCCATCCGCTGCCGCTCTTGCCCACTCCCGTGACAGGGCCTCCGTTAACGGTACGTCCCAGGCGTGTCTCACACCCATCTTGTCCGCTGTTGCTTGGTGGAGCGAAGCCCAAAACGGGACGCGCTCCTGCTGTGTTGCCCCATCGTTGTCCCAGAGCTCGGGGTTTTGCAACTCCCGCGCGAGGAACGCCGCGAAGATCACCGCCTGCTCCTCAAAGTCTCCCTTGAGTCTGACCCGTGACCGTGTTGGCTTCGGGTTGGCGTAGCACTTGCGGAGGTTCCGATAAGGTTGGCAACAGACCCACACCGAGAAGACAAGGTCCGCTGGTGTCACTTCATCCCCCGACAAGAAAGGGGAGTCCGCGATGTCCAGGAGCGCGACTTGCCCGAGGGTGAGCGCGAGCAGCTTCTTGCCACACACTGTCACCGTCTCGGGAAAGATCGCATTCTCGTGGAAGGCCTGCGTCATCCTAAATCTACGGGGTGTCGTATTCAGTGGCCATCGAGTCTTCACGCATCAACGTCACGTCCAAAGTGGCCGACGTTGCGGAAAGCTTGATGGAGGCATCCTCCACGCGCCACTTCTCGGAGTTGATCGAGATGAGGCTGTTTACTGCTGGGGGTGTAAGGGATCCACCGTTCGCTACCGTCAAAATGACCATGCTCATGGACTTCTTGGTGCGAGGGTCGCTTGAGATGACTGCGACAGTGTCGTTGACTTCGTCACGGATGACTTCGGTCTCGGCTTCGGTGGAGTAGGAAACATCCTGTGTGATGTGGCCTGCGTAGGTGTTGGAGTTGAATCCAATGTATACTTCGTCGCCCGCGGTGGCGCTGGTTTGTGTTACTGCCATGAGATCATTCCTTTATTGAGCGCCGCAGTATAATTCGACGGACGCGGTGGTTATTCTGTCGTCTTCGTCAACAGAACGAGACACGGTGTCTCGGGTTAGTTTGAAGCAAATCATCTTAACGGTCTCGGCGTTGAGCATCGTCAAGGTGGTAGCGTGGTCAATGTTTAAAAAGTCCTGAACGGTTCCTTCAAGGATGCTGTGAGCTGCTCGGGTGGTGTCGTGGGCGTTGGTGATCACGTTGATGTCGATGCTCATGGTGTGGTGGCCTGTGACCTTGAAGATGTCGGCCTCCTCAGAAGGTACACCCGAAGAGGTGACCACGAACTCGATGCGCGGGGTGGCGTGGTCGGCGCTGGTTAGCCCGAGGGAGTAGTTGACCCCCGCGACGGTGTCGCCCAAGGTGAAGACACCCGCGCCGGGTGTGGAGCCCTCGGTGGCCGTTGAGATCTGCCACGCTGCGAAGGCTGCAAGAAACATATCCTCGGCTTCATCGTATAGATTATGAGAAGGCACGGCGGGCTCCTTGGATTGCTTTGCGGGTGGCTTTGTTCAGGTCAGCCTGTATCTTGCGTTCAATGTAAACCACCATATCCCGACGGACTACGGGAACGGCCTTGACGAGAGCGGCGTTGAGGATGGCCTCTTTCTTTTGCGCGTCGTTGGTCTTCTTGGGGGACATCGGTCCTTTTCCCTCGTTGGCTTGTTGTTCACCACGGACCGAGCCGATGATGGGGGTGCTTGTGCCACGTTTGACCTTGAAGTCCACAAAGGCCTTGAGGTAGGCGTTGCGGCCTTTCAGAGAGTTGGGGTTCGCTTTCTGTTTACCTGGGCGAGTGATCCCCGCTGCTCGTGTCTCTTTTCCCATCTTGAAAAGCACGGACTTCATGAAGGAAATGGCGGCTCGACGAGAGCGGCGGAGCCTTTCCCAAGTGTCCGCCCAGTCTTCTCGGTCCCAGCTTCCCATTCCGAAGCGTTTGTTGGTGACGTAGGTGACAAACTTGGGGTTTAAATACAAATACCCCGTGATGAGTTCCTCGTTGGCCTTGGGGAGGTGTTTGCCCGCCTTATAGCAGAGATCCTGAAGTTTGGCCCGAACGATGTCCTCGTTGGACTTCTTTGAGAGTTTGGCATACTCACGAAAGAGACTGTCAAATTGTGAGGTATCTACCCCCGAAGAGCTGCGTGGCATGGTCTAATCCTCCGCACAGTCGAACATAAGCAAGTGAGAGTGGGGAGGTGTGCGGAGTGTTTGCACACGGTAGGTCACGGAGTCGATGACAACAGACTCGCCGATGGTGACCGTGGAGATGTCAGTCGTGGAGACGATGACGGTGAAGCCTATGTCTAAAGCGAAACCAGCCATTTCAAACTCTTTACCCTTGGTGATGTCAGAGACCACCGCGTTGAACGTGGTGCTCTGCATCGTGATGGAGGTAGGAAGCCCCGTCTCGATGGCGTGGTCAAAGTCTGATTCTAGTAGATCTGCGATTCCTATAGGCATAATAAAGTGGTTCCCTTTAAAAGAGCGGGCAGGGCTTTTACACCCCACCCGCGCTCAGGAGCAAGCAACATGAAGTTACTTAGGAGAAACAGGTGTCGCTTTCTTCTTAGGTTTCGGAGGGAGTTCTGCAAACCCCTTGCGTTTTTCTGTTCCGCGCCATGTGACGAGGTGGAGCTCTCCGCCGTCCTTCTTTCCAGAGATCTGGATTTGTTTGAACTTGGCTTTGAGGTCACGGAGTTCGCCGGGGGTCACCGAAGTGATCCCCCCAGCTTTATTGTACTCTATCAGGATACAAGGTTTTTGCATTATTCTATCCTATCCTTTAGACCGAAACCATGCGCTTGATGTCAGCACCACGAGCAACAGCAGAGCCGTAGTTGCACTCGAAGCTGAAGTACGTCGCGCCGGTTTCTGGGAGCGAGAACATGCGAGAGCCGAGAGTCAAACCGGTTTCTGCGTGTGTCAGCATTTGGGTCTGAGCGTATGCACTCGTGTTCAAAGGTTGTAGGTAACGAACAGCGAGACCAATAGCACCAGGAGTGCAAGCAAAGCCGACGAGGTTTTCACCGTTCGCGGGGATCGCCGGGGTCTCGTAGATCTTGAAACCGTTCAAGCGTTCGATCAAGCCACCTTGGACAGCGTCAGACGAGCCATAAGCGGAAGCGTCTTTGATGCTGGTGTCTTTCAACAAGGCGTTGAAGTAGCTAGGATCAAGGAGCAAGCCACGGTTTAAGCGGGGTAGGTTCGCAGTGTCGCAAGCGTCTTTGATGTCAACAACGTCATCCGAGTCAAAGGTCGAAGCAAGACCCGTGAAGGCGGCAGCGCCGAAGTTGGCAGCGGTCACGTCAGCGAGTACGTCAGCGAAGACGGCGTCTGCAAGAGCCTGTCCAGCTTGGATTCCCAAGTTTGCGAGGGTCGCTGAGTCGTGGTCCATTGCTTCTTTGTCCGTCAAGTGGATCGTCACATATTTGTGGGAGTCGATCGTCACTGCGATGTTGCTGACCGTAGCATCTGCGCCGGTCGTGTAATCGCCGGCCCAATTGCTGGCCGTATCAGCGGCGAAGCTTGGAACGTTGACGATTTTGTCGGAGCCATTGCCGTATGAAGTCGAGAAGACACTCATAGGGGTCAAAGCGTCGTTGTATGCTTGGATGACGTTCTGAGAGATTACCTCATTGATCAGTCCGGTATCAATAGTATTAGCCATGATTAATTACCTTGTTGTTGTGCAAAGATTGCGCGTTGGTTAGCTTGCCAGAAGGCTTGGCGTTGTGCCGGTTCTTTAATCTTCTGGAACTGTTCGTAAAGACTTTCCGCTTCTTCGACGGGAGCTTCAAAAGGTACGAGCTTGGAGCTGGATGCCTCAACGGCGGGAGCTGCTTGCTTGTGTTCTTCTTTAGCTTTCAGACGGCTTTCTAAGTGAGCAATGTGTTTAGTTTGGCTGTCACTAAATGACAGGCCTTGCTCGTAGTAGTGGGCCGACTGTTCATGTCCGAAGGCCTGCACAAAGAGTTTGAACTCTGCGCGGTCATCGACAGACAGAACCGAAACGTCTGCGGGTGCCTCTTCTTCTTCTTGTACTTCTTCAACAGCTTCGACGGCTTCTACGGCCTCGACTGCTTCCTCTGCTTCGGTGGCTTCGACAGTCTCTTCGACCTCTTCCACTTCGGCTTCGACAGATTGATCTTCTTGATGTTCCATGAATTGGACCTCAATGTTTTCGTTTGATTTTGAGAGCACTGTTGTGCTCGTGTCAGAGTCCGCGCCCAAAGGCACAACCCCGACGGCTGAGAGCTTCCACTTGCGGACCACGGTGAGAGGCCCTTCAAATTGGTTGCCGTTAACTTGTGTTAGTGCACCGGCTGGAATCTCTTCCATTACCAGCTCACCAGGCTTGGTGGGGCCGTATTCAATCGAAGACTGATATGGGACTCCCTCTTTTGCCTTGAAGATGACCTCGCTCGCACGGTCGCCTTGACTGAAAGGGGTCAAAGCTCCTGAGAGTTGGAGACCTTCTTCAGTGTCGAACTTGTTTGCGAAGCCGATAATCTGGTTTTTGTCGTGCATATAATCCACGGGGATGCGGCTGTTGTGACTCATGCCGGTCAAGTCGTGGACGATTGCACCAAAATACCAGTGATCAATGACTTCACCACCGAGGGCGGTCATCTTGAATGGTGCGGTCTTTGCGCCTTCTCCGTTGTCACCAAGGCTCACTTCACCTTGTGCAAACTTCAGAGCGGCGGCTGGGATTGATTTGTTTTTATTCATCGTCATCATTACCTTTTTGCTGTAAATCGGGTTCGTCAGCCTCCACACTTAGCCCAAGGACTTCACGGTCCTTGACGTTCTGAGCTGCGATGTCATAGATGTCACACTCGCCTGCCTCCGCGAGGATCTTGGAGCGGCTCGTCAGGTTGAGGGCGAGATTCTTCTCGTTCGCGCTCGCCTCTTTCAAAGGATCAAGAGAAGGCCAGCCTGGGCGGCCCCATCCGTGTTGACTGTGTGAGCTGATAGCGGGCGGGGTGAGTTCTCCGCGAATGATCGCGTTATTAATGGCGCGGTGGAAGACTTGAGTGGAGACGCGGGCAAGGTGGGACTGTTCCACCCTCCACCGCTTCTTCGACTGCTCGATCATTGCCTTTCCTGCCGAGTATGTCAGACCACTATAGTCGGACGTGCACAACTCATAGGACAAGCCAAAAGGGAAGGCGATGCGGCTTATGAGTTTCTTCTCAAAGGTGTCGAACTCGGAGGTGGGTGACTTGCTTTCGAGGATCTCGACAGTCTCGCCGGGTTTCATCGACAAGTTGAGGCCTGGGACCATCTCGATGTGCTCGCGGCTGTCAGTGTTTGCTAGGACCTCGTCGAGCTGTAGGTCTTGACCACCTGGGAACATAGCAGACTCCCCGTGGAAGCCAGCCCCCTCGGTTGCTTCCATGCCGAAGAGCATCCCCATAAAGGCCTCTTTCTTGACCTTGTGGCTGATACCGTCTAAGATCTCTTGGTAATCGGTGGCAAGGTTGAACAAAGGGAGGAGAGCAGACACCCCACGGCAGCGGTCAACGCGGGCCGTGAAGTCATGACGGAAGAGGAGGAAGTTCTCGGCATCGATGGTGATCGTGGGAGAGTCATCGTTGCGGTCACGGCTGCCAACGTGGTAGCGGAGAGCTCGGCCCACGGAGTCAAAGTCAATGCCGACATCGTCGCCGCCGTTGATGGAGTTGGCGTTCTTGGAGCGAATGCGGTCGCCCTCGACGGTCTGCACTTGGAAGCCGGTGTGAATGTCTTCGATGAAGTTCAGGCCCACATCACCATCAACTAGGTGACGGATGAACCAGGTTCGTTGAAGTTCTCCCCAGCTTACATCCCCACGGACATCAAGGTCATCGCGCTTCTGCGTCCACCACATCTCCACTTCCCGATTCCATGACTCGTCTTCGGACAACATATTCAAGTTGAAGCCGTTGGCCACGATGTAGTCCGCGGAGGATTGCACAAGCCCCGAGATGAGTGGGGTCTCTTCTACAAGCTGGCGGGCTTTGGCGGTGGCTTGATCACGTTGGAAGCTGTTGAGGTCCCTTTCAGCGGCGGCGGGGACGCTCCATCCAGTGTTCCGAAGGCGCGAGGAGCGGAGGTTCTTGTTGTGAAATTGGCGATATTTGTCAGCTCGTTGTGTGGCCAGTTTGTCTTGAGCGATCTGTTTTCGGAGTTGTGCGTTCTCCGCTTGTTGCTTTAAAGTGTTGCCCATTAGTAGCCACCCATATGATCGATGATGCCACGCCCACGGGTGGCTTGATAGTTACTGCCAGCTAGATCTTTCTCAAGCTGACGAAGAGCGGGAAGGTTTGCGCGGGTGTAGGTTTGCCCGCCTATTGAATAGGATTGAGCAACCAGGAGCTTCCTGATTGCGATGCGTACTTCTGAGAGGGTTATAGGATCGCCGCTGATAGCCATAAAACAAGACCGCCTTTATTAAGTGGTAGACTGTAAACCGTGTTTTAGTCGGTGGGTGAATAACTGACACGGGCGCGGGGTGTGGCCTTTGCCCTGTTCTGGGGGTTGGGGTTGTCGAGGATGCCTATGTCGAGGGCCCCAAGCATGGAGAGGACCTCACAGTCAAATATGTGATTTGCCCGTCCTTTAGGGTTGGTCCACTTCCCGTTTACGGAGACCTCCGCTGTCATCTGCGAAACGTAGAGCCGTTCAAGGTTGTCATAGGTCAACCAGCGGGCCCTCTTGCGTCCATCAATCAGGGATTGCAGCATGTCCTTCAACGTGTTCGAGTTGTGTGAGAGCTTGCGGACGGTCTGGGCCCCTCGTCCTGAGTTCTTCCACGCGGGGGCGGCGGTGGCGCGGTAGGTCTCTTTTAGGTTGGCCGAGCCATAGCATGCGGTCCATTGGTATTTCATGCACATCTCCAACACCTCCACCTGTCGAGCGGCGAAGTGGTTGTCGATATAGACCCGCGTGACTTCGTTGTCTCGGCAGAAGGTGCCAAGGTCATCCCATGTCAACGGGTTGGCGTAGTCAATCAGGGCGCTTGTCCCGTCTGGCATCCACTCACGAGCTACGATCCACATAGACCCAAGCTGCATATCGACACCCGCGACCACCACGCCGGGGTTCGGGTAGGCCTCGGGGTTGATAGTGGAGAGGCGCTGCTTGCGGACGTGCCCACCAGACTGACCCAACAAGGCCCCCGCCTCGACGGTGTCAATGGCATCGTCCCAAGGTTGGGCGAGATATTCATAGCGGAAGACGCGATGGTTAACGGGGCCATCTGCCACGGCTCTCAGGAATGCCTTTGCTATATCATCAAAGGAGCTGAAGGGAGACTGGAAGTTGTTGAGGCGATAGCTGTGAACGCCATCGGGAGCAACGGGGTTCTGCACCACCCACCGGCCTTTTCGTAGTATGCGGAGGCGGTCTTCCTCTTCGATGCGTGTTCCGCATGGGGTGATGTACCAGGATTTGACCTCGTTGAGGAGCCAGTTGTCCTCCTCGTCCTTGGCTTCATTCCACTTCAGACCGTGGGCGGTGTCCTTGCCTCCGAACAGAAACTCGAATTCTTTTCCAGTTACTGGGTCCGGGCACATCCACGTTGCTTGGTTGCCGCTGTTGTATGCTCCGAAGATGGGGTCCTCGTCTGAGGATCGGCGGCTCTTGGCATCGGGGGAGCTGACCCCCACGATGGTGGAATAAGTGTAGGTCTCCACGCGCTTCTTGAAGACATCGAGGGCGAAGTTCTTATATGTGGAGAGTTCGTCCAGGTAGAGGACCTCAAAGCCCTCCCCCTTCATCGATCCCGTTGAGGTGGACCACGCGGCTTTCAGCTTGCAGGCTTCGAACTGGATCTCCGTGTCATTGACTCGGGCCCGCTTGAGGAGCTTCGCCGTGGTGGGCGAGAGGTTGAAGCCATCAATCACGCGGCTCCTGAAGTAGCTCTTGGCACTGTCAAGGTCGGCGGTGACGTACATCATCGCGGCGGGGTTGGTGGCCAGCTTGTGGCGCATGGTGTTCAGGATGACCTGTTCGCTCACACCAGCCCGTGAGCTCTTGAGGACGTACACCTCGCGGACGGCGGGGTCGGTCACGTCTTCCATGATCTGGTTGAGCCATGGCATGAAGGTGGGGGTCCATCTTGGGGAGCCGTCGATGTCATAGGCTTTCACTCGGGCGTAGTCGATCTCCTGAGAGCACCATTCAATGACCCCCAAGGACTGGGCAGGTTGTAGGATCTTGGCGGCTCGGGCTGCGAGACGTATAGAGAGGGGGTCAATCTTCATGGAGATCTGCCAAGCGTTTGGAGGCTCCGTCAAAATAGCCTTTGTCCAACTCTATGCCGATGAAGTTGCGGCCCGTTTCATGACAGGCGACACCCGTGGAGCCCGAGCCCATAGTGAAATCAAGTACGGTATGCCCTGGCTTTGTGTAGGTCTCTATGAGATAGGAGAGAAGGGCCACCGGCTTTTGGGTGGGGTGGGTTGAGGGTCTGTCTCGCTTGTAATCAAGGAGGTTGATGGGGTAACGCTCCCCGTCGGAGCAGGAGCGTCGCATGAGGTCGGAAAAGCGGTTGTAGTGGGGGTGTAACTTTTCTCTCTTGCCGGACCTAGCATACGGCTTAAACCCCTGCCGCATTTGAGGAGTGTAGTGACACTGGGAGCGGTAAAAAACGACCACATCTTCGGTGACTCTTAGCGGCTGTTTTTTGGCGTTAAGGAAGCCGGTGGGGGTAGGTTTGCGCCATGTCCAGGAATACTTATAATGTCGCTTGTTGCTACATATAAGAAAGCTGGTGAACGGTTGAACAGCCGTTAGGACCACGGGCGTGGTCTTGTGAGTAATGCGGTGGAGCTGCTCCCATAGTGGTGCAAACGGGATGACGGTGTCCCACTTGCAGTAGGTTGTGCCATACGGGGGATCAGCCAACACAAGGTCGATGCTATTATCGGGGAGTTTGGCCATCTCCTCAAGACAGTCGCCATGGATTAGGGTGGTCGTTGGTTTATTCATTTGATAGTCCTTCCGCCATTCGGGTGCGTGTTTGTTCGAAGATCCTTGTGGCCTCTTCGTAGACCTCCAAGTCCGTCATGATCTTGATCTGAGCAAGAGCGGAGTCGAAGCCTTGTCCACATAGGCGGGCGAGCCCATCGAGGTGCGTCTTGTATTCGTCGATGGGGATGAGGGATCCCATCAAGATCCCATACTTTGCATCAAGGTTTCTGATCTCCGCTTGTAATTTCGCATCACGAAGGGAGCCGTCTCCCGAGAGTTGTGCTTTCTTGCGATTCTTGTCAAAGTCCATCAATTTGGCGACACTGTAACCGCGTTGTGTCTTCGTGGGAAAGGCCGCCTCTTTGCTGAGGTAGGATCTGACATGATGCTCGGAAACGCTGAGTATATCCGCGCATTTAGCGTAGGTTTTGACGTATTTGGGGAGGTTGGTCATATAATTCTCGGGGCTGTAAACCGTGTTCGTTTGGTTGTGGGGTGAACTTTCT